CAAGGAGAATAAAAGATGACAAAAGATACAATGGAAAAGAAAGATGTAAAGAAAGAAGAGAAGAAAGATAAAAAGGATAAACCAAAAAGTATTGTTTTAGAAGTTCAAAATGTAAAACATACGATTTCACAAACATTTAGATAATAATAAGGAGAAACAAAAATGGCAAAAACAGTAAGTAATAGTGTATTAGATGCAGCTTTAGATGTTATAGCGACATGTACACAATTGGATGTAACTAGTGATGCAGGTACACCAACAGATTTAACAAACAGTCTAGCAAATGTAACTTTGACTGCTGGTGATGGTAATGGTGACTACGTTATTGGTGAAGGTGATACTAATGGTAGAAAAATAGCAGTAGCTCAACAGGCAGATGTTACTGTAACAGATGATGGTACAGCTCTACATATTGTACTTAGTCTTGGTGGTACTATCCATCTTACTACAACATGTACATCTCAAGCATTGACATCTGGTAACACGGTAACTATTCCAACATTTGATGATGAAATAGCAGATCCAACATAATAGTAACCCAAACTTGGCGAATTAACCTCATTATTGGGGTTAATTCGTCATAACTGGAGAATAAAATGGCTTATCATTTAGCAGAAGAGGCTTTTGAAAGTTCTACATATGTGATATCAGTCTCATTTTATGATGAAAATGATGAGGTTGTTACACCTAAAACTTTTCAATGGTCATTAACAGAAACAGATGGAACTATTGTAAATAGTAGATCAGATGTTGTTGAAACACCAGCTTCCACAGTTAATATTGTGTTGTCTGGTGATGATCTAGCAATAACAGATAATTCACCTACAATTAGATTGGTTGCACTAGAGGCAACTTATGATTCAGATTTTGGTACTGATTTACCATTGAATGAAGATTACCAATTTTTAATAAACAATATTAGGGCAATATAATGTCTAATAAATATTTCAAAAATACATATTTCCCAGATAATAATGAAGCTGAATTGTATTCCAATGCCACAAATGAACTAGTTCAGATGATAGGTGTTGATATGTTTTATCTACCCAGAACCAGAATAAAAGATGATCATATTTTTGGTGAAGATGTTTTGAGTGAATTTAATAGTAATGTTCCTATTACCTTCTATATTGAAAATTTTTCAGCATATGATGGTTTAGGTGATATTTTTAGTAAATTTGGATTTACACCAGATAACCAAATAACACTAATATCTGAAATTCAGAATTTTAAGGCTGTTATTGGTGAAGATCCAGAAAATGGTGATTTAATTTACTATCCTGCTGGTGATTCAATTTTTGAAATTATTCATGCCGGATCAAAAGAAGGATTCTATCAATTGAACCATAATAATTATGCATATAAATTACAATGTAAATTATTTGAATATTCATATGAAGATATGGATGTTGATATTGATGAAGTTGATATTATTGATCAAGAAGATATAAATACTACAGATGAGGCAGATCAATTTGACGATGAAAAAGATACCATATTAGACTTGACAGAATCTGATATTTTTGGTAATATATAGTTTTAAACCATTTTAAAGGAGATGAATTATGGGTAAGTATGAGAATTTGAGAGATAATGCATTCAAATTGACACTGGATGCAGGTGGAAGGGAATTTCTAGAAGTTAAAAAGGGAATTGGTGAATATAATGACAAGATAGCAAGAAGATTTCCAACTATGTTAAGACCAATTTCCAAGGCCGAACTTAAACTACAGACTGTTGTAAAAGAGGTTGAAGAGCCTGTTGTTGAGGTAGAACCTGAAAAGGTAGAAGAGGTGGTTGAAACTCCTGTTGTAGAAGAGGAACCTGTTATTGACCCTGAAAAGGTTATTGTGGTAGAACCTGTTCTTATTAAGGAATCTGAAGACAAACCAATTAAGAAAAAAAGGGGAAGAAAAAAAGGAACTAAAAACACGAAAAAAGCGGAAAAAACAGAAACTAAAAAGTAAATATTTAAAACAAACACATTAAAGGAGAAAAATTATGGAAAATTTATTTGATGTAATAAAATGTCAGGAGCTATATGTATCTGGCGCAAACAAAATTGATGATTCTGGTTCATTGATTGATGTAACTGAATCAGTAAGGGCAATGACAGAAGGTCCATCACAGTTTTCAATTGCAATTGCTGGTAGTACAACAAATGCAATCACAATCACAATCACATGTCAGGATGTTGATGGAAATACCCTTACAGGTGTCAGGAATCTTGAATTTCTAGTTTCTGATGATTCAACTGGTGCAGGTCTTGCAAGTACTCTTGCTCCTGATTCAATCACAGCCTCTACTGGTGAAGTTCTCACAGCTCTCACAGCTAATCTTCATCTTATGATTCAAACAGCCGCTTCTGGTATTGCTGTTCTGAAGCTTACAGATGCCGCTCAAGGTGCTGGATTTGTTGCAGTTACAAAGCCATTGACAGGTGCATTGACTGTTGGTGAAATTGTTACTGGTGACTATACTGACTAATATTTAGGCACTATAAAGGAATAAAAATTCCTTGATCGTAAAGGTAGGATGCCAAGCATCCTACCTTTTTTTGTATTTTTCCTACCAAAATTGACCTTATTATCCCTCATTCCAATAAAAATACATTTATTTTCCGTTTTTAGTGTTTGTAAAAGTAAATAATTAAAAAGATAATTCAAATTAAATACTTAAACATTTTAAAATAAGGAGATAAATAATATGGGGTTTTTCTTAAGTCCACAAGTTGCAGTTAGTGAAAAGGATTTATCTGTTTCTGTTCCTGCTGTTTCAACAGCAGTAACAGGTATGGTAGGTCAGTTTCAGTGGGGTCCATGTTTTCAAAGAACTTTGGTGACACAAGATAGTGAGCTTGAAAGCATGTTTTATCAACCAAATGATCTTACATATGAACATTGGTGGTCAGCATGGAATTTTCTACAGTATTCAAATCAGCTACAATTGGTAAGAGCAGTTGATACTGCTGTTGCAGAGAATGCAGGTGCAGAGATTGCAGATTCAACAGATGATAGTGCCCCAGTAGAAATAGTTGATTATATTGGTAATTCTGATAATGCAGACAATTATTCACCATCTTTTAGTGCCGATGTTAAATGGCAGATTTTCGCCAAATACCCTGGCCTTAGAGGTAATGATATTAAGGTTGCTATTGCAAATTATACTGATTATGATACAGAATCTATTGTATCTGGTACACTTTTTAGTGCAGAGTTTGATTATGGTCCAGCCGATGCAACAGAAGTTGCAATATGTGTTATGGATGGTGGTAATGATGATGAAATAGTTGAAAAATGGATAGTTTCATTGACTGCTGGTGCAAAGAGTTTTGATAATAGTAATTATTACTGTGAGGATCTTATAAATGGATCTTCTAAATACATTCTCCTTTATGATGATGTAGCTAACACTGATGTTCCAGCATCACAGATAGGTACAGCTCTTACAGGTGGTCTTGATGGTGCCCCTGCTGTTGGTGATATGACAACTGGTTATGACCTTTTTGAGAATAAAGAGGAAGTTGACGTTTCCATGATCATTGATGGTGCAAATAATGATGCTGTCACACAAGCATATATAGCTGACAATATCACAGATGTAAGACTTGACTGTGTTGGTATCTTTACTGTACCAAAGGCCGATGTAGTGGGTGTTGCTAGTGTCTCAACTGCTGTAACAAATATGTTAACATATGTTGGAACAACTCTTAATAAATCAACATCTTGGAATTCTCTATATGGTAACTGGAAGTATCAGTATGATACATATGCAGATAAATACAGATGGATACCGCTTTCTGGAGATATCGCAGGTATTACAGCTCAGACACATTATACCCGTGACCCGTGGTTTGCTCCTGCTTTTTATAACAGGGGTAAGATTAAGAATTGTGTAAAGCTTGCTGTTAATCCTAAACTAGCTTACAGAGATCAACTGTATCAAGCAAATATCAACCCTGTTGTAACTTCTAAGGGTGATGGGCATATAGTGATGGGCCAGAAAA